TCCTGTTGGGCACTGGCTGGCTCAAGGGTATGTGGTTGGATCTGCGTAGAGTGCAGTACATCGCGCAGGCCGATGATGTAGCGAGGCCACAAGAAATCTTTGACCACTATGGTCCCTACCTAGATCCGATCCCGATTGAGGACATACTTGTACCGAGCAATGCTCGAGAGGTAAACGGTCCCAATCGTTGCCAATTCATAGATCATGTGAGTCAGCTACGCTGGGACGAGCTCAAGGCCAGAGAAGAGATAGGCTATGAGAACATAGATGCTATCAAGGATCTCGCCTACACCGAATGGGGTTTCCAGATCAAGAGCGAACGGGACCGCCTACGGGGTATCGAAAAGATACGCAGAGACGGCGAGTTCGATATTCATGAGGTCTGGTGTCTCTTCCCCACTCATGAGCTCAAGCGGTTCCCTGGCAAGAAGGTGAGGACCACCAAGGGGAACATCAACAGAGACTTCGTAGAGCTCGTGATTACCTATCACAAATCTTCCCGGACTGTCCTTCGTATCATGGAGAACTGGAACGAGATAGGAATCCGCCCGTTCTTCAACCTGCCCTACGTGGATGACCCGGGCTCTGTCTATGGGATCGGTGTGGGCAGCATGATCCACCAACTGAACGAAGCCATCAACACAGTCCATAACCAGCGGGTGGACAATGCCACAGTGGGCAACACCCGGATGTGGGCAGTGAGGAAGGGTGTGCTGCCTCGAGGCACGCAGATGGTCCCGTCCAAGATCCTCCACTTCGACAACCCCAAGGATGACATCATCCCTCTCCAGTGTGGTGAGGTCTATCCGAGCTCCTTCTCGAACGAGACGGCTCTCAAGCACTACGCTGAGCTCAGGACCGGGGTGACGGACTACCAGATGGGCCGGGAGGCTCAGGGCCAGTATCAGGCCACCGCCACCAGCACCATGCAGTTGCTCGAGCAGGGGAACATCCGCTGGGACTTCACGCTGGATGACTGGCGGAATAGCTGGGCAGAGGTGGCCATGTGGCTGCTCTCCCAGTACCGGCAGTACGGCTACCACTACGCTGGGATCCTCGAGCGTGAGTTCGGTGAAGAGAAAGCTGCCCGGATCCGGGAGGCGCTCGAACTCCAGTCAGACCAGCCCACCTTCGCGCTCTACAAGTTCGATCTGGTGGCCAGCACAGCAGCCGACAGCAAGGAAGCTGAGCTCGCCAAGAGCCAGATGCTCTTCGAGCTAACAGAGCGATTCTACGGTGGAATCCTCAGCCTGCTGGGGACGGCTACACGGGGTATCACCGATGAAGGGCTCCCGGTCACGCAGACCGAGAAGGAGCTCATCTACGAGGCCGTTGAGGCCGGTATGGCGCTATACCGAAGGATTCTACACAGCTTGGACATCAAGGATGTAGACTCCTATATGCCCAATCCCGATGAACTACTGGCTGCGAGCCAACAAGATGAGGTGCTAAGAAGTGCAGGTGCATACACGCCACCAGCTCCGCCGGTTCAAGGCACTGCTGGCAACCGAGGTGGGGCAGGAGCTAGTCGCAAGCCTTCGGGAAGCTCAAATACATCTAAATCGGCGAGCTCTCGTTGAGAAGGACACGACGGAGATTTTCCGAGCCCAAGGTGGATTTGCTGCCTTGGAGGACATACTGAGTATTCGGCGAATGCCGGAAGAGGAGTTACCGGATGACGATTCCGTTTCAGAACCCGAACCCCGCCCCTACGCAACAAGCTGACCCTCCCAAGACGCCCACGATCGAGGAACAGGTCAGTGCGCTTCGCAAGATGATCGAAGAGGTCATTGACGAGCGCGTCTCGGGGTTCAATGACCGGCTTCAGGCCATCGAGCAACAGACTGCGCCTCCTCCTCCTGAGCCTGCTGCCCCCCAAGCAGTAGCGACAGATGACGACATCTACAGCAGCCCAGCGCAAACGGTGACGAGGATTGCTCAGGCAGAAGCCGAGAAGGCCATGAATGAGCCCAGCACCCTTGCCGGCCGGGCAATGGTGGGTTTGCTCGAGCAGCAGCTTGCTTCTCAGGATCCTGACTTCGAGCTTCTGAAGCCTGAGTATGAGGAGTTTCGCAACACGCTGGACCCCAAGATCCTGGCCTGGCAGGGTGAGGATGGGACCAATGGTGTGCAGCGGGCCTTCTGGAGCATCAGGGGTCGGTTCCATGACAAGCTGGTTGAGCGGAAGGCTGAGCGCGAGAAACAGCAAGAGGAAACCCAAGCTGCGCAAGCGGCTGAGGCCCGCCAGCGGATGCCCTACGTTGAACGAGGTAGGGGCAGGATTGAGAGCACCATCCCGCCCGGAGGCTCCCTCACAGACGAGCAGAAGAAAGTTGTCAGTGAGCTCGGCATGACCGAAGAGCAGTACAAGAAATCCGTTGAAGCCATTGAGGAGGGGAAGGATTCCCAGTACGACCTGCCCGAAGGTTACTGACGGCATATACCGGCATCCACTTCCCCTAAAACGATTATTCCTTGCTTGTGAAGTAAGTGCATGTGTAATTTCCAACGGCAATATGGCCGAGAAAACTCTGCACGTAACAAGGGTAGGGGGGAAACTTTCTAACAGGCGAGGCGATTTCCTTGATGAGTTCGAGTCTCTCGAGCTCAGATGGAAGCAGCCAGGCTGGGTCTATTGCTGGCTCGATACGAGCCAACGGTCCCTGCCACTTCGCAAGCAATGGGGGTGGCAGATATGTCACAACCAGCGCGACTTTCTGGATCTTGGCTGTCCAGAGGACAGGGTTCCTGGGACAGTCAACGCAGCCGGAGAGATAGTCCAAGGCGATGTGATTCTGGGAAAGATGCCGGCGGAGCTCTACGACCGTCGCGTCAAGTACCGCCGTGAAAAGCGGCAGCACAGGCGCCAGGGCTACTTCGAGGCAGTGTATTCAGAAGGGGAGAAGGTTGCCGCTCAGGCCCGGAGTCGGGGCTACCTCGGCAAGAACGAGAACATCGTTTTCTCGCCGAATGACTAAGTAAGTAGAGGGGGGAAGTATATGGCTTGGGGTACAAGTCAGAGCACACTTGATGGTTCTGCCATCCCGTCGCTCACGAAGACAGAACTCATCCATGACATCCGGTTCGTCCGGCGCATGGGTGGAGGTGAGGCTCCCGTTCAGGAGTTCCCTGAAGGGGATACGGCTGCATTTGAGGCAGGACAGGCTGTCTATCTGACGCAGGATGGGAACATTGAGGAAGCTGATGATGGGGCTGATGGAATCCTCGGAATCGCCAACAAGACAGCCACGGGGACGGAGAATACTGCAATTCCTGTGACCTTGGCTTTGCCGGATGTTGTGTTCATGATTTCGTTCGACACGCCGGCTAGCGTTGCGACAACTGTTGTTGGTGACATAGTGGACCATCTTGTGAATGCTTCTGGTGTCCATGTTGCAGATGAGGATGCCACGACGGATCTGGTCTACAGGGTCGTTGGTCTACCGCCTGGGGCGACCGATTCTACCCATGTCAACTATGGCAAGGTGTATGTGACGGTCAACGCTTCGCAACTTGGCCAGGATTCTCAGTTAGCACTGGCATAACGGGGGGGGGATGCAGTAAATGGCAACAAATACAGGTAGTCTGACAGCGCTACTCGACCCAGGGTATCGCGACGTGTTCTTCCAGTGGTTGCGCGAGCATCCGCCTGAATACCCGAAACTCTTCAATGTGCTTGATTCAGCTCGAGCATACGAAGAGGACATGGTGGTTGCTGGGCTAGGTTCTGTGCCCGAGAAGCCTGAAGGTACGAACGTCTTCTACGATGATCCGATTCAGGGCAATGCTGTGCGTTACACGCACATCACCTATGCCCTCGGATTCCGGGTCACTCGCGAGATGTACGATGACGACCTATATCGGGTGGTGAAGGGTGTCGTGACCGCTCTGGCCCGTTCTGCGCGCCACACGCTTGAGACCATCGCCTGGGACGTGTTGAACAACCACACAACCGCTGCTTGGCAGGGCCAGGATGGTGTGTGTCTGGTTTCAACCGCCCACACGATGCTTGATGGTTCGAGCCAATCGAACCGCTCGGCCACCGATGCCGATCTCTCAGTCACCGGCCTCCAGAATGCGATTGACGCATTCGAGCGCCAAGAGGACCACCGGAGCCTTCCGGTAGCTCTCTTTGCGAAGTGGCTGGTGGTGCCGCCTGAGCTCAAGTGGAAGGCACGCGAGCTCCTTGGCTCTGAGTATCGGCCGGACACGGGCGACAACGCCATCAACGCGATTCAGGGAGAGGACATGCAAATGGCCATGTCCCACTACCTTGATTCGACCACAGCTTGGTGGGTGATGTCCGACAAGGGCGAGCATGACCTGAAGGTCTTCATTCGGAACGCTGTAGAGTTTTCGAGTGCAGACGACTTCGACTCCGGGGACATGAAGTCCAAGGTGAGATTCCGGGCCTCGGCGGGTCATACCCGCTGGCAGGGTGTCTGGGGCTCGCCCGGAGGCGGAGGCTGATTGAAAACTGAATAACGCTGGGCAGGGGCCTATAAACGACGCGACGAGCGTGGCTTCAGCAGGAGCCTCCCCTGCCCAGCGAGTCTCACTTTCAAGAGTGGTGCCCAACAGTGGGTGGCGCTCTTGTCGCTGCCAACTTGAAGGGGGGATACGATGGCGACACATCATAAGGGGCCGATTCTCGGAGACCCACGATCCGTTGTATATGAGAATCTTCCTATCGACCTTGTAGCTCGTAGAGACTATGAAGTCTTTTTCACTGACTTCGTTCATGCCAATGATTTGCGAGCCCTGACCGATGAGACGATTGGTGGATGGATAGAGACCGATATTGCCGGTACCAATACTGCTGCCATTGCTGACGATGTAGGTTATGGTGCGCTTCTTCTTACCACTGGGTCCACAGAGGATGACGGTATCTGCCTGCAATATACCGATTCTGGCCCAGGGGAATTCATCACCCTAACGGCCAACAAGCTGTTGGTTTTCGACACCAGGGTCAAATGTAACGACCCAACACAGTCGGACATCATCATCGGGACTACTATCACAGAGGGCACCAGTCCAAATCCGTTTGACGGAGCCGAATTGACGGACGGGATCTATTTCGAGTGTTTGGATGCAAGCAACTCAGTCTCGTTCGTCAATGAAAAGAACAGCACAGAAACACAGACAGATGCCGTTACCACGCTGTCCGACGCGACATGGACGCGCCTCTCTTTCCGCTGCTTGGGTACATCAACTGTGCTTGCTTATGTGGATGACAAGTTGGTTGCAACGCATACAACCAACATACCGGATGATGAGGAGCTGACCATTACACTGGCGATTCTCACCGGAGAGGCGGCTGCTCAGACTCTTGAATTCGACTACCTCATGGTCGCAAAGGAACGCTAAGGAGGTGACTCATGTTCAGATGGCTTGCACTTATAGTGTGCTTGCTCTTCATGCCAGCCACCGCCTTTGCTCAAGCAGAGCAGCTCACTGCCAGCTTCAAGCGGATCTCATCTAGCTCTAGCTACAAGCTTTATCAGCTCTGGCGATGTGACCAAGATGATGCCCTGACTGGTCCAGATGGGCCGGAAACTGGTGAAGTTTGTCAGGCGGATGATTGGTCGAAACCTGTGGACTGCCGTGATTACACCAAAA